TCTACGTCACGGGGAACGTGTCAGCCTCGTTCTTCGAGGGTCAGGGTAATGCGCTCACGAATGTCCTCAGCAGTGTTCTCGTGGGTAACGTGGCTTCCGCCAATGTCGCCCTGGTCGTCTCTCAGCCCCTCCAGCCCAATATCACGCAGGTCGGAACCCTCACGGGGCTCTACGTCACGGGGAACGTGACAGCCTCTTTCTTCAACGGAGAGGGGAACGGACTCACGAATGTCTTGAGTTCCGTCCTCGTGGGGAATGTGGCCAGTGCCAATCTCGCCCTGGTCGTCACTGGGGCCCTCCAACCCAATATCACGCAGGTCGGAACCCTCACGGGGCTCTTTTCGAGTGGGAACGTGACAGCCTCCTTCTTTTCCGGTCAAGGTAATGCGCTTAGTAACATTCAGAGTGCGGCACTCGTGGGCAATGTGGCCAGCGCCAACACGGCTCTGGTCGTCACTCAGCCGGCCCAGCCCAACGTGACGTCCCTAGGCACTTTGACGGGGCTCTCTGTTCAAGGGCTCCTCAGCGCCTCGAACGGCTCTGGGATCGCGAACCTTACCGCAGCGGCCATCACCGGGAACGTCGCACAAGCTAATGTTGCGCTGGTGGTTTCGCAGGCGGCCCAGCCCAACGTGACGTCTTTGGGCACATTGACCGGGCTCACGGTCCAAGGGCTCCTCAGCGCCTCGAACGGCTCCGGGATCGCGAACCTCACAGCCGCCGCAATCACGGGGAACGTCGCCCAGGCGAACATTGCGCTCGTGGTCTCTCAACCGGCTCAGCCCAACATCACGTCCTTGGGCACTTTGACTGGGCTCTCGGTCCAAGGACTCTTGAGCGCAAGCAACGGCTCTGGAATCGCAAACCTGACTGCAGCGTCCATCACGGGGAACGTGGCCCAGGCGAACGTGGCGCTCGTCGTCTCGCAGGCGGCTCAACCCAACGTGACGAGTCTCGGGACTTTGACGGGGCTCTCGGTCCAAGGACTTCTGAGCGCCTCGAACGGCTCGGGGATCGCGAACCTCACGGCCGCGTCCATCACGGGGAACGTCGCACGGGCGAACGTGGCGCTTGTGGTTTCGCAGCCCTACCAGCCCAACATCACATCCTTAGATGACCTCACTGTGAACAACAACTTATCAGTCACGGGGAACATCGTACCAGTGACACTCGGCAACACGTACGTGACCGGGAACCTCGTGGTATCTGGGAACGTCTTTTCCGCGCTCGGGACTCCTCTCGGTTTCGGCGGTTCCCTGTATTTCTCGCTCGGGGGGACGTACGCACCTCCCACGTATACGGGAATCCTCTACGGAACGACCCTCGCCCCGAATCTCTCCCCTTTTAGCGTTCAGGGGTCGAGCTCGGCCGTCACGCGCACTGCTGGCGGCTACCTTCAGTTTTCCCGTACGGGCGTGTACAACTTGCGCGGCGTCTTTTGTACGACGGGTGACAATATCACGGGCGTCGCCATCGGTTCGAACGTTGCAGAGGTCCATGGGACCGATCAGACGTACGTGTATCGCCACGTTCCTTTCGTGTCCCAGAACCCCACGGCCGTTTTTGACATTGATTTTTACGTAGGGTCCGTATCCGCCTACTATTACGTGGACCTCTTTGCGGTTGACGCACCGACTTTACAACCGACCTCAAACACTCTGGGTGGCACGTGGTTCACGGTCGGGCCCTCGAGCGGGCTCGGCGGCTCTGGCGGTTCAGTGACGATGACAACCTTGGGAAATTGCGTTTTCAACGCGAGCCCAGGCGCTTCAGATTACTATGTGGGAGTCTCGAACGGCACGACTGTAACACTGCCCCTGGGAGCGTCGCTGAGCGCGGGCAAGCAGTACATCATAAAGGACGAGTCGGGTCTGGCCGGTACATTCGTCGGGTACAGGGTCACGGTGGCGGCCTCGGGCCCAGACCTCATCGACGGGCAGGCCTCTTTCGTCGTGGCTTTGAATTACGGAGCCGTGAACGTCATATGGACTGGGTCGTCTTGGAGGATTTTTTAGTCTACGAACTTACTAAGGATGGTCTACCTCTTCAATTCTGACGTGACCCTCAAGGCGACTCCCCAACTCGACGCGTTTGGACGTCTGAGGGTCAGCAATCCCTTTACGCTCTTTGATTCTCAGCAGCGTTTCGGCCTTGACACGTCGTTCCGATCAAACGTCGCATCGGGTGGTTCGGTAACATTCATACCGACCCAGAGTTCTGCAAATCTCACGGTGACCAACACAGTGGGATCGTTTGCCGCGCGTGAATCGGCTTATACATTCAGATATCAGCCCGGCAAGTCTCTTTTGGCGATGATGACGTTCACGATGGCGCCAGCCTCTCCGGGTAATACTCGACAGCGGGTGGGGTATTTTGGAACAGACAACGGTTTTTACGTCGAGTTGGCGAACGGACTCGAGCTCGTCCAGCGCTCGAACGTCACGGGAACCGTTACACTTTCAAACGTGGCGCAGGTCAACTGGAACGGTGATAAGCTCTTGGGAACTGGTCCGTCCGGTATAACTTTAGACATTACAAAGTCTCAGATTCTTTGGATCGATATGGAATGGCTCGGCGTCGGCTCTGTTCGCATGGGGTTCATCATCGATGGCATTTTCATCCTGTGCCATACGTTCCATCACGCAAATCTGATTAAAACAGCTTACATAACAACCGCGTGTCTCCCTGTCCGGTACGAGATTCAGACCCTGAACGGCGCGGCACCCGCCACGTCAAACCTTACGCAGATTTGCTCGACCGTCATGTCAGAGGGTGGGTCGAACGCACCCCTCACTCTGTATTCCAATCTGGCTACGTTCAGCGCGACCGTGGGCGCTGGAACCTGGGTACCTGTCATATCAATCCAGTTGGCTGCTGGTCGCCTCGACTCTGTGTGCGCTATCAAGCAGGTCGAGGTGGTGATAAAGTCGACGGATGATATCGTACAGTGGGCTCTGTGGAGTAATGTTACAGCGGCAAACCTCACGGGTGAGAACTTTTTGGCGGCACCACCGAGCACGAGCATCCTTGTGGACAAGTCGGCGACAGCCTTTTCAGCCACGACGTGTCAACAGGTGGCATCAGGTTTTGGTGCGGCGCAGGGGAAAACCTCTGGACTGGCTGTCTTCGAGCTCGGTCAGTATTTTTCACAGATTGGCCGGAATTCATTCACACAGACGAGTGATATATTTACACTGGCATTTTTCAACAACACTTCACAGGCAACCGTCGATGCTGATGCTCTTCTGAGTTGGCAGGAACTTTTATAGTTTCTTGGTTAGGAAAATATAGTTTCGGCGGGCATGGGAGTCCCCATCATGTTCACCTTGATTTGAGCGCGTTCACCCTTGGATACCTGTTTCAAGTGTCCACACACGGCCGACTTGAGGTCCCTGTACAACTCGGACTTCATGAATGCGTTCATGATACCGGCCCTATATGTGTCGCTTCGAATAAAGTCCCAATGTCCTTGCTGATAATCTTTTTATTTCTTCCTAAATTTCCAAGGGGGGAGGGTTCACAATTTTGAAAATATTTTAAGCTATGATTTTCTAAAAACCCCCGGGGTTTTTAGAAAAGGTACCAGCACTTCGGGCCCCAAAACCAGGACCCTCCCCCCCGTAGAAATTTAGGAAGGAAAAAAATTATTTTTAAACTAAAATGGAAAGAACTGAAGCCCAGTGGGTGACCAACTGGCTCGAGAAACACCCAGACCGTGATGAAGATTCAGCACGGTCTGAGTGGGAGTCGCTTTCTTTTGAGATTAGAATGTACCTTATGACCATCAGTGATAAGGAGATCCGGGTCACCGAAGAGATTCGCGCAAAGCTTCTCGCGACCCTGGACGAATATCCCGCCCCGGAGGCTCTCAAGGAGCCTTTTAGGCGCCAGTGTAGCTTAGCTGATTCTGGTAAATCTTGGTGATGAGCCCACCCGTGTTGTCCAAGTCGTAAAGAGACTGTGTGAATACGAGGAGCTCGTAGATTTCACCGTAATAATAAGTTGAATTACCCGTACCAAATGATTTACCGATTGTCATGGCTCCGGTTGTCGCCACCAGATCATAAGAAGTATTTGTAACTGGTAAAATTGAAGAGTTTATATAGACCCTCTTTGTAGTTGATGCGCTGTAGTCGAAGACGGTGTATCGAATTGGTTCAGATGCACCTGCATATGCAGCGACCGTATTGTCGAGATTGTCTCCCCGGTGTGAATATACTATATTAGTGTCAGAATTAAAGTAACCAGCAATCAACCCTGTGCCGCCCCCACCTGTGCTACCAATACCGAAATAACCCCCCTGTGTACCTGCATTATTGCGGCGTTCGGTCACACAGACGGCGTACTTTGTGCCGTTGAGCAGAGAATACGTTCCGGCTGCACATGCAAGAACTTGCGAGTTGGCGCCGTTGAACAAACACGCGTACCCCTGACCCTTCGTCGCACGAGTGATTATCGGTTGATTCGCTGCGGTCAGTTGGGTCGCGTGGTTCCCGCGCCCGGATTGGTCGTACCACGTCGTGACGTATCCGGTCGCGCCCCCGAGCCAGTTCGCCAAGCTTTGCCCAGTCACCGGGGCCGTCAAAAGGTTGCCGAGGCGGTCGGCGTAAAAGTCTGTCGCAGAACCAGTTGTATAAGCAGCCGCTGGCCCGTTAAGAACCCAACTTGATATCTGAATTGAATCTGGACCACTCGTCGCATTCACAACCATCCTGAAATAATTATAAGGCGTCATTGAAGGATTGGTAATCGTAAATGTGAGGCGATTAGGCCATAACCATTGTGTAATATTAGATTGTGTATCGACGATTGTCCAATTCGTTCCATTGGTAGACCCGTAAATTCTGAAATTTTTAGGGGTCCTTGCATTGAACCCAGACCTGTTTATCATCGAATATGAATAAAGAATAATCGGTGTCGGGAATTGGATCTGGAGCCATTCACCCGTGTAGCCATCGGTCTGAGTCGTCGTACCGTTGTAGGACCCATCTGCGTTATAGGTCAGGGCGCTGTGCCAATAACCGTCAGTGGGGTTGGAATCAAATGCTCCGTAGCTATAAGTCTGACCTGCATATGCATTGGGGCTTTCACTTGCCGTATAGACGCCATTCGTCACCCCGTTGAATGTCCCTGTCGCCGTTGTCGTGTTTGATGTCATCGCAACCGGTGGCCACGTGCCAACTGGGTGGGCCACCACCTGCACAGCCCTCGCCGAAGTTCCATTGACCGCCCGGAGACTGAACGCGCCGACCGCCGAGCTCGTTGCGGCTTGGGACAATTGGGTGAACAGGGGGGTGCCTGTCAAACTGACAACCCCTCCTGAAGAGTTCTTAACTTCACTGTTATAATTTTGCGAAACCTGTGCGGCGGTCAAAGCGCTCGGGAAAATAATAAATTCACCAATTTCACCTCCAAAAGAACCATATGCTGATGCCCCTCCGATCGTAAAGGCTGATGTCATGAGCACGTTTGCATTACACTGTGCGTATGCGGCTGTCGTGCTCGCCACAGCGTTGTTGCAATAGAGCGTCGTCTGGTTTATCGATCCTTTAGAAACAAGAGAAAGATACGTTACTGGTTCACTCCCTGCTATATAGTATGGTATAGTTGCAAATGCTTCTGCATTCTGTGGGTTGGCGCGCTGATTCCAAGTTGCTCGATTCCCCTGATATGGAAATTCACATACGAATCGACTGTTATCGGGATACGTCACGTTGGACGTGTAACTTTGCCAACTCGAATTGGCGCCATAGGCGTAGAGGGCGTTATTAGTCTTACTATTAGATGTTATGGTTCGGCGACTTGTACTCATTATAGTAAAATCGGTCGCGTTGAGGAACGTTCCTCCAGATACGTTGAGAAAGGTCGAACCATTCGGATTCGCGTATGTAGTTGTCAGAGCCCATTTCATATTTAAATTTGAAGTTTGAATTATGACTGGAGCGTTTGTAGCTGACGCTTGTGATGCATTTCGCCCATTTCCAGATTGGTCGTACCATGTCGTGACGTTTCCGTACGTGCTCGTCAAGAACGTCTGAAGCGTCGTACCGTTCTGCACGTTTGACAAATTGCCTGAAAAATCAGCCACGAAGTTGTTAGAAATCAGGTCAGATTGTCTCCGAATCTGAACGACTGGACCCGTGTATGTAGAAGTGAGCTGGCGGAGACTGAACGCGGCTGCAGTAGGTGTGTTCATAACGTCGAGTATTCCTCTTGTATTCGTCTGAACCCCCCGCCCCGGCACGCCCTGCTGATTGTAAATAGACTGAACCTGCGCGCTCGTCAGAGCTCGGTCGAATATGCGCAGGTCGTCGACGAGACCGTTGAATGCGAGTGATGTGTTTTGACTGCCCGCATACGCCGCCGTGAAGGTGGTGTCCGCACCGACGTTTGTACCACTGGGAGTCCCACCTATATACAGTGTTCCTACAGTCCCTACACCGTTGATATATAATGTAACAGTTTGAGCCGAATAACATAGGGCTATATGATACCATGTCCCAGTCGAATAACTGAAACCGGGACTCGCTTGCACAGAATTAGAACCTCGCTGCCAGTACAAGTAAATAACACTCGTACCAAAAATATTCAGATACGAAGAACTATCACCCAATGAAAATGGGGTTTGGAAGCCTGTATTATATGTATTAAATTGCACCCAAAAAGAAGCGGTTATCCCAGATGACGATGAAAGACTCACTGGGTATGCGAGGCGTTGAGTTGGCGCGCTTCCAGCTGAATTTGTAAATTGAATTGCCTGTCCATATTTTCCAGCGACATACGTCGGCGTACCGGTCGTCGTCGTGGGCACCACCCCACTCACATAATCGGTCGTGGTCCCGTTGAAATCCCACGCGAGCTTCGGCAGAGGCATCGCGCGACTCGGCGCCGGAGCCCCTTGACTCGAGTAAACCGACTGGACCTGTGCGGCAGTCAGAGCCGTGTTGTAGATACGGAGGTCGTCGATAGTACAGTCGGCGCTTTGATAACCAGAGTATGACGGATTAATAATATTAGTCTGCGAACCTACTCGCAAGCCGGTGATTACCACGCCGCCAGTTGAACCAGTTGCAATGGGCGTCGCCCCTACGCCATTTCTGTATAAAATCACAGATGTCGAATCGTAAGTCAGTGCTACGTGGTACCACGTCCCAGTTGAATTGGTGGCTGAAATTGTTGTCGCGTTCTTCAATTGCTGAGTTCCTAAGAATCCCTGACCTGTTCTCGTCTGCGTTGAAGTCATCGATAGCCCAATAACGTTAGAAAAAGAGTCGTAGATGCTCACAAAAGAGCCTGAGAAAGTATTGAAATTCACCCAGGCCGAAACGGTTATTCCAGTCGCGTCTATATTAATAGGAGTCGAGCTCATAGACCATAATACATAGTTATTAGCACCGGAGTTGGGAACGGTCTGTGCGAGTCTCATAGAGTTCAAGTACTTCCCGCTCGGGTACGTGATAAACTGCCCCAAGAGCGTGAACACGGTCGTTCCCATGTTCGCGACGTAACCAGGTGAAGCGTAAGAGAACGGCGCCGCGCCCGGTGTGAACGTCGCCACGGGAACCACCCCGCCTTGAACCACGCGCAGGTCGCGGATGTAGCCGTTGAAATATTCTCCAGTACCTACACCTATAAGGGTCGGATATGTAGAATTATATGAAACCGATAACGGGGTTGCTGTTGTATTCACGACTCCATTCACGAACACATTTGCCGTTCCGTTCGTCATGAGTGAAAATGCTATATGTGTCCACACATCCGTTGATAATGCGGTTTGATGGGAAACTGTAGATGTACCATTCGTCAATCCGATGATAGCACCAGATACTCTGAAAGAATAATTTATAGGTCCAGTTATACCGGAATATTTTGAATATATTCTTCTATTACCAGTCTGACCTGTATTTAAATAAACCCAAGCTTCCATGAATGTGTTTGAAACAGAAGTATCAAAAGTCGTTGGGCCAGTCGTCCCTAGAGTCATATACGACCCCGCCGTTCCCGGAAAACTCACAGCCGTATTGCTCGTCGGGGCGTTCGTGACCAGTGCTGCACTTCCCTGGAGCTGCGCCGGTCCCGGTGAGACTTGTGCCGAGGGACTGAGTCCAGTGACGCTGTCCACGTTTGAGTTTTCAAACTGCCACGCCAGACTCGGCTGGGGCTCAGCCCCAGAGTACATAAAACTCATCTCTAATAAACTCTAACACTTTATTAGAGATGGGATACTCCAACGTAGCTGGGGCCCTCAACGTGTTCACGAGCACGTCGACCGATTCCCTCGTGGTCAGGGGGGACACGCTACATACCGGGAACATCGTAGCAGTCAAGGGCTACGCGGCGTTCGGAAATGTGGCCGTGGCGAATCTGATCGTCACAGGAAACTTTACGATCACTGCGACCAACACGCAAACGACAAACGCCCTGACGATCAACAACGCCGGAACGGCCACGGCCCTCAAAGTTACGCAATACGAGGGTGGTGGACCCGGTCACGTTCACAACGTCGCCGAGTTTTGGGACTTTCAGACCTTGGCCATGGTCATAGACCCCGAGGGAAACGTCGCAATCCACGCCACGAGCAGCCCCGGGTACGCCCTCACCGTCAGTCAGGGTGCGTACATAGATTCTCTGACTGCCGGTGTCTATATCGGTGACGGATCTGGATTGTATAACCTCAACACCTCGAGCCTCGTGGGAGCCCTAGCCCCGTACCAACTCCAGGCCGCCCAGACAAACGTCACGCAGGTTGGAACCCTCACTGGGCTCTACGTCACGGGGAATGTCACAGCCTCCTTCTTTTCAGGCCAGGGTAACGCTTTGACCAATATCCTCAGCTCCGTCCTCGTGGGGAACGTCGCGGCGGCGAACGTGGCGCTCGTCGTCTCACAGCCACTCCAGCCCAACATCACACAGGTGGGGACGCTCACGGGCCTATACGCCACTGGGAACATCTCGGCCCCTTTCTTCATTGGAGGTGGGAACGCCCTGAGCAACATTCAGAGTGCGGCCCTTGTGGGGAACGTCGCGGCGGCGAACGTGGCCCTCGTCGTGAGTCAGCCCCTCCAGCCCAACATCACACAGGTGGGGACGCTCACAGGCCTCTACGCCACTGGGAACATCTCGGCCCCTTTCTTCATTGGAGGTGGGAACGCCCTGAGCAACGTGCAAAGCGCGGCCCTTGTGGGGAACGTCGCGGCTGCAAACGTGGCGCTCGTCGTCACACAGCCGGCCCAACCCAACGTGACGTCTCTAGGGACCCTGACCGGGCTCACGGTCCAAGGACTACTGACCGCAAGCAACGGCTCGGGGATTTCGAACCTTACCGCATCGGCCATCACGGGGAATGTGGCCAGCTCAAACACGGCCCTGGTCGTCACGCAACCCCTCCAGCCCAACATCACACAGGTGGGGACGCTCACAGGGCTCTTTTCAAGTGGGAACGTCTCGGCCTCTTTCTTCGCGGGCCAGGGTAACGCTTTGACCAATGTCCAGAGCTCCGTACTTGTGGGGAATGTGGCGACGGCCAATGTCGCTCTTGTTGTGAGTCAGCCCCTCCAACCCAACATCACACAGGTCGGAACCCTCACGGGCCTCTACGTCACGGGGAACATCTCAGCATCATTCTTTGCGGGCCAGGGTAACGCACTCACAAACGTCTTGAGCTCGGTACTCGTGGGCAATGTGGCTTCCGCCAACGTTGCGCTCGTTGTGAGCCAGCCCCTACAGCCCAACATCACACAGGTGGGGACGCTCACGGGCCTTTACGCCACGGGCAACATATCGGCCTCCTTCTTTGCGGGCCAGGGTAACGCCTTGAGCAACATTCAGAGTGCGGCTCTCGTGGGGAATGTGGCCCGGGCGAACGTGGCGCTCGTCGTGAGCCAGCCCCTCCAGCCCAACATCACACAGGTGGGGACGCTCACGGGGCTCTTTTCAAGTGGGAACGTGACGGCGTCTTTCTTCGCCGGCCAGGGTAATGCACTCACGAACGTCTTGAGCTCCGTACTAGTAGGGAATGTCGCCTCGGCCAACGTTGCGCTCGTTGTGAGCCAGCCCCTCCAGTCCAACATCACACAGGTGGGGACGCTCACGGGGCTCTTTTCAAGTGGGAACGTGACGGCGTCTTTCTTTGCGGGCCAGGGTAATGCGCTCAGCAATATTCAAAGCGCGGCTCTCGTGGGAAATGTGGCCAGCGCCAACACGGCCCTGGTCGTCTCGCAGCCCCTCCAGCCCAACATCACGAGCGTGGGTACCCTCACGAGCCTGAACGTATCTGGGAACATCTACGCGGCTAATGCCATCACGACAACCAACATATTCACAGCCGGTTTCACGTCCAACGCGACCAACACCGTCTTCAACTTCGACACCTTGACCATACCCTTTGTATCATGCACGAGCCTGAACGTCGCAAGCACCGCCAACATATCTTCGCTTGCCGTCGGTATCCTGACCGCAAGCAACGGTTCGGGCATCGCCAATCTCACGGCGGCCGCGATCACGGGCAACGTCGCCAACGCGAACGTGGCGCTCGTCGTCTCGCAGCCCCTCCAGCCCAACATCACGCAGGTGGGGACGCTCACGGGGCTCTTTTCAAGTGGGAACGTGACGGCCTCTTTCTTCGCGGGCCAGGGTAACGCGCTCACGAATGTCCAGAGCTCCGTACTCGTGGGGAATGTCGCCTCGGCCAACGTTGCGCTCGTCGTCTCGCAGCCCCTCCAGCCCAACATCACGCAGGTGGGGACGCTCACGGGGCTCTTTTCAAGTGGGAACGTGACGGCCTCTTTCTTCGCG